ACTGGTGCAGATTCAATTTCTGAAAGCTGACGCTGTAGAGAATAATATTTTAGACGTAATAGTTCAGCCAGTTCCGCATCAGAATATTGTTCTATAGTCCTAACTTCCACTGGAGTTTCCCGTTCTATTTTCAGAAGAGTACCTCTAGCAAAATGATTCTTATTCATTCTCCTAAGAAATAAGTCTTCCTTCTCCGACCAAGTATCAATCCTACCCGATTCATCGTTTTTAGGATCACCATATAAAATAATTCCTTCAGGATTACCACTAAACGGGTTAAGTATATTTATATAGACCTTAGCTAAAATGGTCTTTCTATACGTAGCGTAGGGATTACCTGCTTGCATAGCACTAAAAATTGCAGAATCACTGTTGTCCATTCAAAATCCTTTCTTTTATTAGGGGAGGTTTCTTAGGCCTCCCCTAATACTATATTATTTATTTATACTATATATTATATAATATAATATATTAGTTACTAGAGGTTCCCAAGGACGAAAATCCCGTCTGCGTTATCAATCATCAAACCAAATTGACTAAATAAGTCCATGTGCCAATAAGGAGGAGTAGGCTCATTATCAGTCCATTCTTTAGACCTAGGTTCACCGTAGGTAATGAATTCACCAACATTCTTACCAATGACAAGAACTTTGTCAACGGGCAGTAAAGCGGTGTAGTCATCGGGATTGTTCCAAATCTGGTTGAGGGACACAATGGGAGCACCATAATATGAACCCAACCAACCATTTGTTAAAATCTGAGTTAGAACTTGCTGTGAAGTAGCTTCAATAACACCACCGACATAGGGGTTGGGCTGCCAAGCACCAAACGCCAAAATGGGGGTTAAAGCCGATCTCACGCCCACAATGGCCTTCACACCAGGGGTAGTCTGATTGATAAAGTTAATAGCAGCTTCAAGACCAACCTGCGTAACACCAGCACCACCCATATTAAGGTAGTTATTGGGGGTATTAGCAGCCGTCCAAATTGTAGTTAAAGCAGTAAAAACTTTATTCATATAATAATCTTTCAACTTAGCCATAGCTTCAGCACGAAGTGATTCTACAGTACCAAGTTCACCAGATTCGAGCTCCCACTCATTTGCCAAAATTCCGACAATAGCGGCGTCTAAGACATAATTGATTCTTTCCACGATTGTAACTTCTGATTTCAAACCAATCGAGCCAGGTACCCAAGTCCAGACTTTGATGCCCTTGCGAATCTTTTTAACCAGAGAATCCCCAGGTTTCAAAGAACGGGTATCAAGAATCTGATCCATGATATCAGTTGCAATATGATTTGGTTGAATATACTCAACAATCATCTCAGCTAAAGCATCTCTGCGTTTTGAATCCTTCATTAAGCTGGCGATTGCTTCCTTTACTTTTGTATCTTCCATTTTCTTTTTAATCCTCCGAAATAATATTAGTCAAACGTCTGTATGGTCAACGCACCATTGCTAGCTTCCCAATGGATAGTGAAACCAACAACTCTTTCATCCATAGTAGCTTGGTACATAGGTTTACCCATATCAAAGGGGCCATCTTGAGCAAAATTAGCTATGATAACAGGTGCACCAGGGAAGTGCAGAGCAGGGTTGTCAATGTAACAGCCAGAAAGCAGAGTAAAGACACCTTCTGCCATACCCAAAGAGGGCACACCACTAGGGATGGTCATGCAGTTCTCATTACCTGGATAGGTCAACATAACCGCAGCCGCCCAAGGTGCATTGGCAGCAGTACCAAAACCCTGTCTAGTTGAGAAAACCGGATGGGGCATTGGATACAAGAGGGGAGTGGGTCTGTTGTTAACAGCCCAAACAATAATATATCTGGCTCTATTAGCTTCCTCAGCCGTAAGTGGTCTACGCCACCCAGGTAAGTCCACATTAGAACCAAAATCATAATCCCAACCATGCTGCACAAAAAGCCCAAACCGTCCTTCTACAACATTTTCTACTGGTACAAGTCCCCAAATTTGTTCACCGAGTCTATTAATCTCCATTATAAATCCTCCAAAATTTACTTAGCCATTCGTAATGCCTGTCCGAGTTTCTTAGGATCATTATAATCCGTCATGTCACCCTTAAGATCAGGCAAAGGTTCGTGTTCTGAAGCAGTTTCAGTTTTAGCGGAAGCAGCAAATGAAACAAGTTCCTGCACCATAAAATCTAAAGCTTCTGAACTTAAACCTAACAGCATTTCTTTATTATCTTTGAAAAAAGAGTCTTCTTTAGTAATACTAGAATCAGAAAACTTTTTCTTAATCTCATCTAATTTCTTAGCATCTTCCTGTTCCTTCACAATTGCAGCTTTAAACTGTCGCAATTCTTCAAGTTCTAACAAGGAGTTAGCCATTTCAGTTTTTGTATCAGTTAGAGTTTTCTCTAATTCAACAATTTTTCCTTTCAATTCTTCATCTTCCATTTTGATATTTGTATCCTCCGAATTAGTTTTTCTGTCTGTGGAGGCTACAGAGAGGATTTGTGTTCTACCCTGATAAGCTGGCATACCTACCAAAGTCGCAGCTCTAAGAGTAGTATTCTTCATCTCTGTTATTCCATCCTCAGTAACATTCTCATCAGTATAGTAGATTTCCCAGGACAGATTCAGAGGTACACCTTTTGCATGGTTTTCTTTAATCAGCTTTATTTCATCTGGTTTTTCTTCAGACCATATAGCTGCTAAACCAAGTATCTTATTACCCAATTTTTTCAGGTTAGAAATAACACCTATGGGTGTAGTACCGTCATGTCCTTCAGAAATCTCTCCTGCACCCATCTTAATAGGTGCAAGGAAACCAGTTCTAATTAGATTATCAAATTCTTCCAATGGCACACGCTTTTTATTAGCGTTTGGTTGGTCATCAGTCAAAATGAATTTAATCCAGTTATAACTAGGATTGGATGCTACTGATGCAAATTCCTCCCCTTCAGTTGTTTCCTTTTCTATAAATTCAAATGTTGAATTTAAAACAAGTTTGTCATCGTTTACCATCTTGATTTCCTCATTGAAGAGAAATAAAATAATATTTCTCTTCTATTATTATTATAACATAAAGTTTAGTTCTGTATATAAAGTACTACTCTTTAGTAGTCTTTTCCTTAGCTTTATTATCATTATTAGGATTACTGCCCTTATTTTGGTCTTGAGGAGAGGCATTGTTATCAGGTTGACGACTATTAGGTAACGGTGCAAATTCTGCAATACCAGAATCTTTCAAATCTTTTTCCTCTTCAAGTCTCTTCTCAATCTCATCTTCCCAGTTATAGCCAAGCAGTTCTGCATAAGAAGCCCTAGATAAGTTACCAGATTGATATAGCTGTGTAATTGATGCCATAAAAGTAGCGTACTCTGCTAACTGTAGTGGTCTGAATCTAATTATGGGGGCTGATTTGAAATTATTCAATTTAGTAATTTGTTTAGAAACATAGTTGAGAATTACTAATATTTTAGCTCTAAGTGTTTCCATAGTCTTTACAGGACTAGAAGTAGCATAGGATGCATCTGAAGCTTGTGAACGTTCTGCCTCACCAGTAATTAGAATTCTAGGAAAACCTAGTGCTACAAGAATATCATCATTAACACTCTTATATTTTTCTGTATTTAACAATGCATCAGTAGGAGGGTATTTCCAATCTATCTGTAGTGTATGGTTAGCAAACAACTGGAAGATTCTATCTATATTCTTATTAGAACCATCTCTCCAGAGCAACTGCTGTTTGATGGCAGTAAAAGCTTCTTTGTCATCCTCTGTAATAGGAAAGTCTTTATCACCAAGTCTTACTAACATGATAGCACTAATAACTCTAGCAGCAATAGAATAATCCATTCGTCTAAGATTTCTCTTTTGTTTCATAGCTTCCAACGCTGCATACAAATAAGGTGTAGGATAAGCAGAGTCCGTAGTAACCCTTCTTCTGATAACAAGACTAGGGTCTATGTCAAGTAAAATATCTCTCTCACCTGCTTTTACTTTGGCTACAAATTCTGGATAGTAAGTAAGCAATTTCTGATATAACACTGGGTCTTTTGTACCATCTGGATAAACACCACCATGTAGAATGAAAGCAATCAAATCTTCAGGTATATGTACAAAATAAGAGGGGGTATCAGAAAGTATTGTTTTATTAACAGTTATTGTAGTGGGATCACGCACCCACATGCTAACTGGTAACATTAATGTTTCGTACTTCTTAATACCTAAATCCTTTACCTTAGTCTTGTCTACAGGCCCAAACTTAATCTCCGGTACTACCAAACCCGAGATTAAATATTCTAGAGCCAGTTGTTCTGAGAATTCTCTTAGTTGATCCTTTATACTTAAGAACACTCTGAATTCATTATCTGATAGACCATTCTTATTGAATATAAGATCACTAATAGAAATATCAATTATCTTATTAATAATGGTAGCAGCAAATGGTTCCTTTCTGTAGAAAAATCTGCACATTGCTACTATCTTTTTAAAATCATCGTCCTTCGGTAAGTCCAGTTTATCCACATCATCTGGAGAATATGGATAATCCATACTTCCTGGTAAGAAAGAAAATGTAGCCTGTGCTAATCTAACTGGGGTAGTAGCCAGCTTTGTAGTCAGCAAGACCTCACTCTCTTTTACAATAGTATTATCCTTCAATTCGTTATCCATAATCTCTCCATTTAAATGATCCAGACTGGCTGGAATAGTTTCTTCTTTCCACTAGTAGATAATATATAATCATTAGCCATGTAATAAGCAAAAGAAGCACATAGTAAAGCACCTGTAAAATGGTCTTCTCCTCTTTTGCCACCCTTAAGAGTTAGAGTTTTATATGCTATATCTCCCGAAGGGTTCTTAGTGTAAGTCATTCTTTCCAGTTCTGAGATCATTTCTGTATCTGTACTTGAAAATATTACTTTATGATTATTAACATAGTCTTGTAAAATAGAAATAGCAAAAGGTTTCGTCTTAGACTTTAGTTCTTCTCCGTCATTATTGAAACCCATAGAGGTATATGTTGAGAAGTCTACAGGAGTGATTTTCTTCTTATAGTCTTTATGAAGATAATCCCTATCGTCTGTCAGATGCTGTATCAAGGAAATACCCTGTCCACCAGCACCTTTATCTACTCCTATCAAAGCAGGTTCAAACTTTGAATCTAATAAGTCTATTAGTTTTTCCTGTATAGGATAGGACACTTTATCTAGTCTAATCTTACCATGAAATTTAATTCGTCCATAATCATCTAAATCTAATATCCATATTGCTGTAGGTTCTGTATAACCCAAGTCAACGCCTATAATTGCTCTATGGGATTTGTTTGCCAAACCTGGGAAGGTAGCAATTCTACTCACATATTCATTTATATTATCCTGAAATACAGTCCCATTCATAGTAAGTTTGTATACAGGGTAGTTACCAATTTCCATCATACTTCTATCAAATAGTGCATAGACTGGTCTACCATGTTTTCCTAACACAAAGTGGGTAAAATCTTCTGAATCTTCTCCACCATATTGTTCTACAGCATGTTGTCTATCTAATTCAGTAAATCTAGGATTTTCAAATGCACTAACTCTGTGTTTAGTATAAGAAGAGTTCTCTTGGTCACAATGAAACAGTACATTGTTCTCTCTTAGACCCGTAGGTACACCAGCCACTACTTCTCTATAACCCTGTACGAAAGTGTTCAAGTCTGGTTGCATCTCTTGAAATGCTGACCAAGGAAAATAACCTGCCTCTTCTACAAGTATAATAGGTGTATGTAAACCAATTAGATTAGCACCAGTACCAGTTTGTCCAGCAATACGACATAGCAACATCATTTGATTCAATAGTTTTAAAGAATAGTCACTAGCATTAATACCAGAATTTACTGGAATGAAGTGCTTTAGAAAAGAGTTTGATCTAAATTGTCTGACTAAATTCTCCCATACTGGTTGTAAATGTACTTTAGAAGGTGTAGCGAAGAGTACATAGTTATCAGGAAATAGTTTATATATCAACATCCAAACTATCAAAGAACTTAACGATACCGTTTTACCTATAGCCCTGGCCGTACACTCTACCTGAAAAGGATTGAAATCACACAACATTTCTTTCTGATAGTATGTAAATAGAAACTCCTCATCATCTTTTCTTTTATCAAAGTTATAGATGAATTCACAGGCCAAAACCGGATTTCTCATAATCTCATAGAAGATTAAATCTTCCTGACTAGTTTTTTCTATTAATGGCATTAACTGTCCTCAACATTAAAAGTAACCCAATTAGAATACCAATGACCAGCAAGACCAAAGGTAAGTTCAATTTGCATTTTGCATGGACCAGCTACAGTAATATCACCTAGTTTAAGTACATATCTTATTCTACCATCTGTACCGTCTGTATAGAATGTACCCATTACAGATTTAATAGGTGTGTTATACTGTTGCAACCAAATCTTAATAATTGTAACAGTAGAAAGATTAACTATCATAGAATTATTATTTACTAATTCTGTAACAGTTATATCTAATATTGTACCCCAATCATTTACTTTAATTAGTGTTTCTGACATAATTTTACCTCAAACCTTATATAGTAACTTTAAAAGATTTATTTCGTATTATAGACATTTCCCAACTCTTATGATTGGTTATTTCTACAATAAAGTATTTTATTCTAACTGGTGCACCGGGAGGAGCACTAGGAGATGAACTGACAGAAGAACTTATTGAAGCAGAGATACTAGCTGAAGCAGAGGCTGATATGCTGGCACTGATTGATGGAGAAGCACTTACGCTAGCACTGATACTAGCAGATGTAGACGCTGATACACTGGCTGAGATAGAGGCAGAAACACTAGCAGACTCTGAAGCACTAATAGAAGGACTAGCAGATACGCTAGCTGAGATAGATGCACTTATTGACTCACTGATACTAGCAGATATAGAAGCTGAAGCAGATGCACTGATAGAAGCCGATACTGAAGATGATATGGACGCACTAATAGAAGGTGAGGCTGAAACAGAAGCACTAATAGAAGGTGAGGCACTTATAGAGGCAGAGATACTTACAGAGGCACTAACACTAGCTGAGATACTAGGTGAAGCGGATATACTTGCTGATATACTTGGAGAAGCAGAAACACTAGCTGAGATTGATGGACTGGCTGAAATTGATGCAGAGATAGAGGCTGATATACTAGGACTAGCAGAAACACTAGCACTAATAGAAGGAGATGCACTAACGCTTGCACTAATTGATGGACTAGCACTAACAGAACTAGAAATACTTGCACTTATACTAGAAGATAAACTAGCACTAACAGACGCTGAAACACTAACTCCAATACTAGGTGAAGAACTAACACTAGAAGAAATAGATGGAGAGGCAGAGACACTGGCACTAACGGAAACACTTACAGATGCTGAGATTGACAGGCTGGCTGAAACGGATGATGATACGCTTGCTGAAACTGAAGCACTTATAGATGGAGACGCTGATATACTTGCACTTATGCTAGTAGAAACAGAAGCAGAAATACTTAGAGAAGCTGAAACAGACACAGATATAGAAGCAGATATAGAAGCAGATATACTTGCTGAAATACTAGCTGATACTGAAGCACTGACAGAAACCCCAATACTCGGAGACGAACTAACACTAGAACTAATGCTGGGACTGGCACTAATAGATGCACTAACGGAGGTAGATATACTAGATGATACACTAGCCGAAATACTTAAACTAGCACTAACGGAAGCTGATACACTAGCAGATATGCTGGCACTGATCGAAGGAGATGCGGATATACTTGCAGATATGGAAGAAGATACACTAGCACTTATGCTTGGAGAAGCGCTTACTGATGCAGAGATACTAGCTGAGATACTAGCTGATACACTAGTACCTACACTTGGAGAAGCACTAACACTGGAGCTAATACTAGGTGAAGCTGATACAGAAGATGATATGCTAGCACTTATGGAGGCACTAACAGAGGCACTGATACTTGGACTAGCACTGACACTAGAAGAAATACTGGCAGATACTGAAGCACTTATACTTTCACTGACTGATGCAGAAATTGAAATACTGGCAGAAACAGAAGAACTTACAGATGCTGATACACTGGAACTAATACTTGGTGATGCAGAAACAGAGGCTGAGATGGATTCACTGATGCTTGCAGAAATACTAGGAGATGCTGATACAGATGTGGATACAGACGCAGAAATGCTGGCTGAAATACTTGGTGAAGCACTTACAGAAGAGGATACTGATACACTAGCACTAGAACTAGCTGAGATTGATGGACTGGCTGAAATACTTGGACTTGCACTAGAAGATGCAGATATAGACGCACTAATACTGATACTAGCACTGATACTAGATATCTGTCCCCAAGTTATTTCCCAACAATCTGTTCTAAGATTTACTGTCATATTAGTTCTTTAACTCTAAATAACCTTGATAGATACTGATTGTATTTCCCGTCTTAGCGGCAGACCACTTTGCCTGAACATAAATGTCATTAGCTACGGTAGTATCCATTGCTCCCAAAGTAGAGTATACTCCACTAAAAGTAGATAATTTTATTTCACCATGACTTGCATATTGTCCGGTAGGAGATGTTCCTACGGCTCGTATAATAAAACTAAAATCTATGCACCAAACAGAGTTTGCATAAGTATTAAGAGTTGGAGCATATGTAGCTAAAAGATTGTTGCCCATATAAACATAAAATGATAGATCATCACTGTTAGCTACATTAGATGCAATACCATCACAATGAATTTTATATATTCTTCCTACTTTTGGAGCATTCATAGACAAAGTTTCGCTATAAATAGTAGTTTGAACATCAGTATTCGCTATAGTAACAGTAGATACTAAAACTCCACAAGTTCTATCTATCGCTCTTTGTTTGGCTGTTCCCGTTAAATAAAACCTTCCGTCATAAAATTCTATAACTCCTGCTTCTGGAGTAGCAAGCAAAGCTCCCGAAGTAAACTTTAGAGGAGCAGAACCTGCCGGAGTGCCTCCTGCCTTTATATGTAGCGAAGCCGAAGGAGCATCTACTCCAATCCCTACCTTGCCTCCGGTACTAGCTACGATAGTTTTAGCAGAAGCCGCATCATCATTAGCTATTACTCTATGGGATAAAGAATGATCTGGATCATTTTGTTTATCTGTTGCTATTGGTTGTTCTATTGCCATAATTCACCTACCTTAAGGAGCATACTGGTATACTCTAAACGACACTATATTCGCTAGAGTATAGTTAGTTAAATCTGGTACTGAGGCTGTAAGATCAAAATCTACATTAGCTCCTGGTGATACATAATAAGATGTTGAACCTGCATACGGTAGAGGATCACCGTAATCCAGAGGAACTTTATTTATGGTATCCCATACATTTGTATCGTTATTATAAATTTGTAGATATATTGGAGATATAGAGGGGTCAACATCAGTCTGTCCCTGCCAGCGTACATAACATTCATTGTTTGCAGGAACAACATTAGCAAACTCTTTATATTCATGAATAGCATATTCACCAGTAGCACTTTGATTTACTCTGGTGTCATTACAAGTAGCAACATCTATTACATCCTGAGCAGAATAAGCAGTTTCAAGATCAGCATAATTAGTAGGTAGAACTGCATAATCTCCTCTAGTATAATTCTTATATCCAACACTAGGAGATGCGGATACTGATGCTGATATAGAAGCACTTATACTGGCTGAGATGGAAGCACTTACAGATGCTGAAATAGAGGGTGAAGCACTTACGGAAGAAGAAATACTTGCAGATATACTAGCTGATATACTAGCACTAATTGATGCTGAAATACTAGGACTAGCTGAAACTGAAGCTGAAATTGATGCACTAACTGAAGCACTTATTGAAGGACTGGCAGAAATACTTGATGATATTGATGCTGATACTGAAGCCGAGATTGATGGAGATGCTGAAACAGATGCAGAAACACTAGCACTTACTGAGGAACTGATAGAAGGACTCGCACTTATGCTTGCTGATACAGATGCGGAGACACTAGAGCTTATGGATATGCTAGCAGAAACCGATGATGAGGCGGAAGCACTAATGGACGCAGAGACTGATGCACTTCTGCTAGAGGATACAGATGCACTAATTGATATACTTGCCGAAACACTCGATGATACGCTTGAAGAAATGGAAGCACTTATACTAGGACTGGCACTAACAGAAGAAGATACTGACGCAGAAATACTAGAACTGATAGAAGCTGAAACAGATGCACTTACACTCGAAGAAACACTGGCTGAAATTGATGGCGATGCACTAACTGATGCACTTGGAGAAGTGGTTACTTCATATCTACCAATATCAGGAGCAACACCATGATAACCATCATTAATTCCAGCAATAATAACACCAGCATCTCTACATGGAGATGCGTAATTTAGATGAAAGTCATAGTTTGGAGCATCTATAAAACTTGGGTCTGCTGTAACATCGTGAGTACCCTGATCTCCCGCTCCAATATTTTCATAATTACCAATGCAATCATAGAAACAAGAATAATCGAGATCGGTAAATACTACTGTCCCACTATAATTGCGCATAGCGTTATGACAATTATAGAAAATGTTGTTGTATGCTGTTACATAAAGTGTTCCAGCTACAGGAGCAAAGTAGAAACCATCTCCCCAAGCACTCAAATCTAAATCATACAATACGTTATGATATAGATACACAGTTCCATTGTTATGAAATATAAAACCATACTGAGAACTCGAGTTGATAAAATATCCAGTGTTGTGATGAATAGTGGCGTTAGTTGTTCCACCAAGAGCAAATAAACCATGACTGGAGTTTATAAATGTATTATTGTAAAGAGTTAATGTTACCGTTTCGGTAGCGGAGAATGATGATACACAATCACCTGTTCCATGAATCTCACAATCATGTATTGTGAATGTTCCACCCCTTAACTCAAAACCACCAGCACCACCCATATTATCGTGACAATTGGAGATAACTGCCGATGAACTATCTGTAGCATAGATACTAACCATTTGAGAAGTTGATGATGCGTAAAAATCACAATTATCAATTATCAAACTGTCTGAACCAGCACCCATAACAATCCAACAGAATGTTCCGCCTGTTGAGTAATCAACTATATGTTTAAAGTTACAGTTTATGACCTGTTGGCTACTACCAAGCATACGAATAGCTTGCATCTGATAATAGAAATTTAATCCATCTAATACCTGACGAGCATATCCTGATGAAAGAGTTAAATTCCAATTATTGCTTCTATCGTATACCTCAATAGAAGTTGGAGCAGAACCACCTATGTTGACATATAGATGATCTCCAGCATTATCAAAATAGAAACTGTTAGTAGTAGAATCACATGTAGCAACACTTGCTACCGATGCTAACTTTGTTGCTCCATTCCATACCGCCAAACAATTTCCTGAAACATAATCAGCTTCATATACATTTGTTCTTCCAGCAGTTGCTACCCATGTAGCATATTCGTGAGATGCAGCAAATACTGGCTCATGTCCAGAGTCATTCTTTACATTTACTCCATTATGATCTATAGTTTGGTTATACTCTCTAAACCAAGTAGCTTTGTTTGCAATAGAACCACGAGCAAGAATTAGATCATTATCTCCAACATGGGTTATGGCATGAGTAAGAGTTTGCCAGGGATCGCCAGAACTACCATCTCCAGTTGCATCATCTCCATTAAGATAATCAATATAGTATGTATTCGGTGGAGTTGATGGACTTGCTGATGGACTAGAACTTGGAGAAGCTGAAATTGAGGAAGAAATGCTTGCTGATACAGAAGCACTTAATGAGGCAGATATTGACGAACTAACTGAGGCAGATACACTTGATGATGAAGAACCAGCACTAGGACTTGCAGAAACACTTGATGATATACTGGAAGAAATACTCGATGAAACAGAATCAGAAATAGATGAACTAATACTTGGAGATGATGATACCGATGAGGAAACACTGGATGAAACAGATGAACTAACTGATGATGAAACACTAGAAGAAACAGATGTTCCTCCGCCTAAATTACCACCCTCAAAATCATCCCCACGTGTTGTTGTATAACCGTAACCGCCAATGCCAGCATAACCCGAAGCAATCCCATCGTCTGTTTGCGCTCCTAATCCAGCATCCGTACTCCCGTTATATTTTGGAGTGATGGTTGTCCCGCTGGCTTCCAGCCGCATAACATCATTGACGCTCAAACCCGTACTAGATGCTAAGTTTGTCTCTGAACCCGCAATTGTTCTTTGCAGCAATCTTTGATTGGATGCTGATATATACCTGTAATGTGTATTGGCGCTGGTGGCAACCCGCACCGCCGGGCCAATATAATTTGCAGACGCCAAAGCAACAGCAGTTATTTGAGAATATTGATCGTTGTTGAAAGAATCAGCGTTCCAGTGTGCATTACAGTTATCGTTTACGCCTAAAATAACCCCATTGGTATTTATGTGGAAGTGGTTAAGATTATTCGTCCAGCTGGCACTTAAAAGATCGCCATCTGATCCCGTAAAGGTGTCGGTAGCTGGTAATGCCATTTACAAACTCGCTAATCCAAAGTAAATAGGCGCGCTGCCCCACTGGTCAGCCATCGCCTTGAGGATTACCCGCATGGTGGTCGTTCCCGTTACCATCGAATAATCGTAACCCTTTTGGGTAGCCGCATTCGCCATTGCCTGCCGAATATCCGCCGGAATATTTTGCACCTGCAAATCCAGCCAGCCAGTCGTTAGGTTTATATCATGCCCCAGGATACCCGTCACTCTTTGGAAGAATAAGAAGAAACCGCATATAACTCTTAGAACACCTCTATATGTCAACCCTGTATTTATCCAACCAGAAGGAATATTATAGGTCTCAAGAAATGTTTGTGCTGTAGTAACTGCACCCATTGTCATAGTGTTATCTATATTTAATGGTAATGCGAGTACATCAGAATTAGATACTAACAATTCGTGATCTGAGGCATAAATATTTGCACACAATATAGCTTGATTTATTGAGCCATAGTCTTTCATTGACCAAGTACAGGCAAATCCGGCATGTTGTACGGCCCTGGCAGGCCAACCACCAAAGTATTTTGGGCCACGAGTACCATCAAATACATCAATGGGTAATATGTAATATCTTATATCTTGCGTCCCGCTTGGACTTGGAGAGACACTCGAACTTACTGATGACGAGATACTTGCACTTATAGATGGCGAAGCACTAATACTTGATGATATAGAAGATGATATGGATGATGATACTGATGAAGAGGGAGATGCTACCGCAGGTCTAATAGCCGCTAAAGCGCAAATATTGATTGCGGCAGTTGAGAACGTACAGGATGAAACTCCTGTTGCCGAACCTGCACCTACTTGAAGATTATTTGCTATTGCTATTCTGGTATATGTGGAGTAAGCACTATCCACTTGCTCTGCAAGCGCACCAGGATTAGTAGCAACAGCCTCATTGGTTACACTATAAGAACCTATTGGTGTACCAAAGAAACCAACAATCATACAATCTGAAGATGTTGGAGTTATTGAAGTTGTACCAGTTGCAGTAGAAGCATTTCTCCCGATGGATGGAGTTACATCCATAGGATTATTTTCAGATGCACCCGTAAATCTGATACAAGTTACCTGAGTTCTGGTTGTGCCAGAAAATGACCAGGGGCCAACGCCAATACTATTTTTACCGTATACTCCCCAAAATAACTCTCCTCTACCGCTTGTACCAGATGCAGAAGCAACTCTTGTCCATCCCGTAGGTGCTGTAGTAGTACCAGATGCGACACGATCAATTTTATATGCAAGTAACAAATCACCTATCTGTACTCCAGTAGGAGCAGATAATGAGGCTGAGTTTGTTCCCGATGCTGTAGAGGTATTTTGGTATACAACAGCCATTACTAATTATCCTCCGGGATTGCATCCCATCCTGGGACAGGCCAGAATTTTCTTACCAACCATGACAAGGGATAAATTTGTTTATCCCATTTATTTTCAAAGAACAATTCTTTTGCTCTTTTCTTAGCAAAGTCAACTTGCCTACCAGATATAGGATAAGGGAAACTAAAATCCCCGCCTTGAGTCCTAAACATATGACCATAATAAGTTTTGTGATCTACCATTACTTTACCACCTGATAACCAAGTTTTTACTGCTACTTCAATTCCCTGACTACCCCAAGTACCAAATTCTTCATCACATATATTAAGTTCAAACCATTTATCTCTAGTAAGCATAAAACAAGAGCCTTGAAGAGACATTGTTTCTGTTAATCCTGTTTTTTCTAAATCTTCTTTGTACATATCTCTTTTAGTATAATCATTAAAATATTGAAAATGTGGTGTACTGTCAAAGCAATAAGAATTGCTTTGAGGTTTTTCTTTTGCTATCCAAACCATTTTTCTTATAAACTTAGTACCATCACATTCAGAATTAAAACATTTAGTTGGAGTTGGCCCTTGATAAGTTTTCTTACCACACTTTACACATTTCCAATCAAAGGCATGTAGGTTTCTCATTGTAGGTACTATAGTCCAATCGTCTTGGATATCATTCATTAGAATAGTATCAAATCCCTCTGCAAATGAACAGTGACCATCACACTTCATAAGATATTTAGCACTAGAAATACTGGCACATCTATTAGCAATTCCTCTTTGTCCAATACTTTCTGGATAATAAACAACTGAAACATCAGGGTGTTGAGGTATAACTGGGTCTGCCCACTGTCCATCAAGTCCAACTATAATTTCTGTATTACCTCTTTTATGTTCTAATATGTCTTCTACTGTTTTGGAAACGAACATTTCATTCCTGCTAGGAATTATGATTGAGAGGTCATATGTCATTCTTTCTTCCTTAGTCTTGAGATAATCTCAAATTCAGGTATACCAACTGTTCTTTGCATAACTGTACTAAAACCAACAAAGTAATCAGAGAGGAGAAATTGAGTAGACTTATTCCAAATAATACAATCATCCCAATCTTCTGCTTTACAAATATTCCACTTATGAGTATTAGCATACTTCTGATATTCAGCATTATTATAAAAATGCTTTAAATAAATCCAGCCCCCTGTTTTACATACTCTATACATTTCTTGTAATGCTTTCAGGGGGTCTGCACAATGGTCTAATGCATTGACACAATGTACAATATCAAAGAAATTATCTTTATATGTTAATTGTAACATATCTTGCCTTTCTACGGATATTATAGGTATAACTTTAGCTTTTTTCAATAATTCTTTATATTCATTTGCTAATATATCAGAAGGATATAAATGTACAATTGCAGTAGGATATGTAGAACCAGTAGTAGAAAATAAACCTGCACCTAAATCAGCAATATTTACTTCCGTTTTCTCCCCTATCATCTCCCCAAAATAAGATGCTAAAGGAAATACATGATTGAACTGTCTTGCTTTATAGGGTAACTTGTTTTCGTAGAAACGTAAAGTAGCGTTCATACAAGAAAATCCAATGATTCAAAATTACTCAATACTGTAGTATAGGGCATAAACTTAGTATAGGTATATTTACTTCTAAACATTGGATATATTTCTTCATAGTGATAATACATCTCTTCTTTAGGTTGAGTGTCATGTAATACTACAAATGTAGCTAAGTTAGCAACTTGTTTAGCTAACTTAGCTCTCGTATCCATAGGATTAGCGTCAATGAAAACTATGTCCCATTTCTTTTCAATGTCAATGAAATTCCAATCAGTTATCAAATGGGCTTCATGAAATGAATTGTTATTTCTACCAACCATATTAAAATATCTTTCATCATTATCGTACGATACTAGTTTTCTATTAGCGTCTACACACAGCCAGAATAAAAGCGGGGTACTATAAACTCCCATTCCTAACTCTAATACATCCCCTTTAGTATGTTCAAAAAGTTTTATTAATACGGGAATATGAGAACCCCAGTGCATTTTCCACTTCATTCTATCTCCTGTCCACACGTAGGACAAACTTTATAAGTATAGCTTTCATCATAGAGTTTCATTGCCTCATGACAAGAACCCCAAGGTACAAGATAAGTTCCTCTTAGTTCTCCCAATGCTTTCCTTTCACCAGTAGGACGAGTTCTCCCCCTAGGAGTTTGAATATAACCTAAACCGTGTGGGTGGAAAAACTGCACCATTGACCTGCCACCCCAACCCTCTTCTGTCTTTCTAACTTTTACACCAAGATATTCATCATATCTTCCAGGTTCACCACAAAACTTATTGGTATCATATTCAGGATATTTTTCTAATCTTTCCTCAAGACTATCCACAAGTAAATCCCTAAGACAGATCAAACCAAATATCACCATACGCTTCTTCCATGAAAATGTCATTGGCCTAGACCACGTAAAAATAGACCACTTGTTAATATCGTACAATAAGATATCATCTGTTTTAGGTCTTAGGATAAAGTGTTCTTTGGGGTATAATACATCGTCTTCTGCACAGGCTACATACTTTGTCTTTGCTGCTTTTGCTCCCTGAAGTATTTGCCAGTAAATATTTCTATTTGAACGTCCGATATCACCAACACATATATTCTCTCCAAAATCCATTGGTTTATGAGAAACACTAATAACTGATGTATCTCCTATAGACTCCTTCAAGATTCTGCGAGTATTTCCAACAAAGTATGGATTATGTTCATCAAGGAAGTTGGCTGTATAATAGATTATGCTAAGATCATTCATTTTACCTATCCTATGAATATTGTTTTCATGTTATGAACCTCATGGTTTCGATAATTAGGAATTATCACAACCATGAATTGTCTCTACCTGGCCCCCTGGGGGTTGCAGGGAGCAGGGAGAAATGGAACCGTGGCCGGCTACCGATGGCTTGACCGGCGTCTTCGATGGCGGTGCCCAGGATGAAGGTCACCAGGAGTACCACAATCGGGATAAGCTGTTGATGTAGGGTGGGAATTGAGCGTCTTTGGGAAAGTATTGTCTTACTTCGCTCCACTTGCAGATCACTGGCGGAGCGATCCAGGTGGCCGACATCAGTTTCACATCGGGGTGTTTGGCAACCCAGGTTTCGAGCATGTTGACCCCTCCGACCATGCAAGCGGCTTTGCCGTATTGTTCGCTGGTGTAGAGGATCAAGGGCACGTCGGGAATTTCTTTGGCTGCCTGACCTTCTTTGACATGCTTGTACATCAGGTCAAGGTTGGCCATGACCCAGTTTGAAGGGATGCGTCCCTGCTCGGGGACGGCGTTTAGCCATTGTTTTTCCATGTCAAACATGAGGCAATAGATGCCCTTGTTAGCGGTCCAGGTTTTGAGGCGCTGGTATTCGAGGTTGGCAGTGCGGGGCATGTTCTTGTAGGCGTCCAGGCCGCCGGCGAGCTGGGCGATGATGTAGTAGTCAGGGGAAAGGTAGATATAGGCGCCGGCGGGGATGCCGAAGTTCTGGGCCTGCTGAATGTAGCCAGGGAAAGAGTAGTCGTACTGCATCGACTCTGATCTACCTGGGGTTAGTTCCCCACACTTGCAGATCACCAGGTCAACGAAACCTGTGGCGAGGGAAAAGTCAAAGGTATTGTAGTGTGACAAGTCAACAACGATTGGATTTTTCGACCAGGTAGGCATATGATTACACTCCTTAAGCGTTTCTATTATATTCTGAAAAAGGGACAGTTCGCCAGATCCAGCGGTTTGACCAGCGTGACAAATCTCGCAACTTCTGCACCGTCCAATCAAACCGAACGATTGGTTTTTTTTCCAGTGAATACATAGGAATCATTGGCTGTACGTGCGGTTCGCCACCCCACTCAATAACACGTAGGATGCGATGTAAGCAAATCTCAAAAGGTTCATTTCCGATCAGAACATAAATACGTTTTGAATAGGATGGTTCATCTTTGATAATCTGCATAGCTTTATAAACCTCATCCGCTTCTTTTTCCTCATCAAACGCCAACCGCCACGCACCCCGATTAATCTTTTTCCAGCGTCGATAAACCTCATCAGTGAATGTCCGCGGTTCAAATCCGCTATTTATATCAAGTAAAGAAACGCCATATTTTTGATATTTCTCGATGATGTAATCCTGATAATCTGCGGGCAATGCGGAGAGGTTGTTATCACACAATATAGGGCGTGGGGTAAACTCTGGGAGTAAAGTAAATTCTTTTCCCTCCATTTTTGGGACAACACAGAAATAACAACCAACCGGACAACCGCGGCTGGCTATGGTCGCATCAGGATTATGACGCACCAGGGCGTCAACGTGGCCGCCGATTTCTGCAACATCTGCAAAATAGGATGGTTTCGCAAATAAACCTGGTCCACCCACGCGTACATTAAAACCGGCTTCTCTATACCATATTGCACGCTGATAGACTTGCTGTAATTTCCATGAAAACACAACGGAGATAAAAGCCGTATTTTCTTCGATCCATTCAGTAATTCCACCAGACCAGCTCATTTTACCTCCCACCAAAAACTATGAGGTTTTTCTTCTGTAATAAACCCCTCAATATGGTGGGCAGTTGTATAAGCATCCACCGCAATAACAACATCTACATCTTTAAGATTATAGTAATCATGACCTGACATAATCCCTCCCTTTCTTACCTTCTTATTCCATTCAATAATATCTCTCATGATATAATCAAAAGAATGGTTTCCGTCTATGTAGACAAAATCTAATGTACCGTCATTAACATGATTCAATGCTTCCATACTAGTCATTCTCAATATCTCAACATTGAAAGGTTTCAATATCCTAAGTGCATGAGCATAGTTATTCTCATGGTCATTAGCATAATCATGTGGATCATCTGTATTTGAAATCCAAGGATCAATCGAATACAATTTCACATCGGGTACAAACCAGAAAAAGACTCGTGACATCTTTCCCTTGCAAACACCAACCTCTGCACCTACTTTGAAACCCAACTCACCAAAATACTTGGCTAGTTCAACTCTTGTCTTGATAGTAGGGTGTGTAATCATTTGAACCAGAACCATGTAGTTTCAGGGTCTAATGTAAAATACACCTGCTCAATTTTATGTGCTTTTGTATAAGCATCTACCGCTTCTATCACCCCTGCATTTCCAAAAACATAGTAATCGTGTCCAGACACAATTCCTCTCTTTCTAACTTTTTTACTCCATTCAATGATATCTTCCATAACATAATCAAATTTATGATTGGCATCTATAAATACAAAATCTAAAGATTCATCTCTAAAATCCTTTACAGCATCCAAACTTAACTTCCTAATAAGTTCTGCACCGTAAGGTTTGGCAAGTCTTTCGACACATAAATTATAACGAGCTTCTTGAACCTCGTCTCTTCTTTCTTTAGAGCCAAGATATCTGTGCCATGCATCAATACAATACAGTTCCAGATTAGGAATACCCTTGCATAACTTCAAAGAAAAGCCACCCTCCTTGACTCCAATTTCTGCACCTATTTTAAAACCTAATTGATTAAAGAAGGCTGGAAGATTATCTCTTAACTCAACAGACGGATGAATCATATTAATAACTCCTTTTGTAAATCTGTACACAAACCCCAATAAGGTAGGCTGTACTCTCCTTTTGTATTTACTTGTGTTCCAGTAAAAACTCTCATTCCATGACCAGTTTTAGTACTTATCATAGGATTACCCTCAAAATATCCCCACGATCTATAAGGAAAAACAGGTTTAACTTTGCTTATTTGAGCATTTGGAGTTGGATTCCATAAGGGTTGTCCTTCAAGAGTTGTAGTCAGCAACCTAATAAAGTACTCCCTACCAATTATTTGTGCACCCTCAGTCCAATCTTTACGTAAGAAAAATGGTCTTCCCATTCTCATTATCCAAACTGGATTATATCTATAAATCTTATTAATTTCGGTAGGAACAAATTCAAAATATTCTGGTGGATATAAAGCATCTGCTTCAGCAACAAGAATAAATGGAGTAGTTGCTTCCTCACATCCAATTAAAACTTGTCGCCACTCATTGAACTCATTCATACTAACTTCACCCACACAAATATTTTTACCAAAATCCAAAGGTTTCTGAGATATTGATATAAGTGGTAAATCTCCAATAACTGAAAGTAACCTTTTCCGTATATTAGTTGCAAAAGGTTCTAATTCAGTATTAGCTGTATAATAAATTACTGTGGCATGATTACTCATAAAATTCTTTGGGCCATCCTACATCACCAAATCTATCTGCAAATCTTTTTAAAAGCCATTGAATTGATAGAGTTTGTTTGTGCCAAGCATTAGGTTGCAACCATATATCAGAATGGCTGACTTCATTGGGTAGATTATAACCACGATTACGTTTATGCCAATGGGCATACCAAGTATTTTTATTTACAACTACTCTGCCACCAGATAACCAGCACTTCATACCAACTTCAAGAAATTCATCCCAAAAGTTGCTATAAGTTTCTTTATCCATTAATTCTAATTCATAGAAGTAATCTCTATGCATAAAATAAGCAGAACCTTGGGCGGTCATTAAATCATCTATTTTGGTAGCTTTCAAATCCTCACGTACATTTAGTGTATTCCATATCTTACCATGTAGCCCACAAAGACTTCCATCAGCATTATATGGATAACTAAGATACATATAAGCTACATCAGGCCTGCCTTTTACTTCTTCTAGTTCCCATGCTTCAGGAAGTAATCTTTTTCTCACTGGAACAGATACCCAATTAGGTTCACAATCTGCCATTAGTTTTACATCAAAACCTTCATCAAACATGCAGTGTGAATCACATTTGAGAATATATTTAGAATCAGAAATTGCTACAGCAGAATTGATACCATCTCTAAGTCCTTGTGAGACTCCTCTATGAATTAGTCTTACTTTAGGATTATCTTTCAATGGGGGGTTAGGCCAGTACCCGTCCAAGATACAGACTACTTCAGTATCTGCTCTGGCTTTATTAAAGATATCGTCAATTGTCTTCTGCAAATATATCTCATTCCTGGCAGGAATCACAACTGTTACATCACTCATTTATTTTCTCCTTTTTTATTATTGGTCTTTTACTTGGGACAACTAAGGGCAAATCTCTTGGATTATCATGAGTAGTACCAGGGCAACAAACAACACATATACTCCACTGGGTATGCAAAGTATCTCGTTTGCATTTCCAACACCATCTTAGAGTAGTATTCTCCCTCATTTCATCTCCTTTACTATCTCTGGTAATCTAGGCCATCCTGGAATATTAGTTATCGTACTCTCTTCCCAAAATGTAGGTTTTGTTCTAAACTTGTCTGGCGACCACTTTCTATTAGTCAAATTCTTACCATGATACAAATCTAAATTTGGGAAGGGTGGATAAAACCTTTTCATTCTATACATATGTTCCCATCTTATTCTATTATGACTCATAGGTTCAAAACCAATATTATAACTAAAACCATTCTTTCTTACATACTCTACTCTTTCTTTATAGTGAATTAATAAGATATCTCTATATGCACATAGTCCAGAAAGAGGCCCCATATTGTAATGCACTGCAAAACCATCACTCATTCGTACAACCCAATAATTACCATTATAATAAATCGTGTCATGTTTCTCAGGAGTGAATTCAAAATGGGTTGGATGATATAAAATATCCGCTTCACAAAAGAATACTATATCCTCAGTCATTTCTTCCAGTCCCCACAGTATGTTCTCAAACAAAGTCTGATAACTCTTGGGGGTGGGAGAAACTAAATTCTTGCCAAAATCTATTGGTTTTATAGTAACACTAGTAATAGGTAAATCAGAACTTATAATATGCTCTCTACAAATTAAATCTATCCTATCATCCAGTTCATTGGAGGAATAATATAAAATACCTTTATTCATTTCTTGCCCTTTCTATCATATTCTTTAATCCTTCTTCTAAGGAAACAACAGGAGTCCAGTGTGGAAGTTGAAAAGTTACAGGAGTATGGACAGAGGCTCTTGTTTCTTTACCACATATTATCTCAGCACCAGTTTCCTTAGCGATAATTCTTGCTACATCTATAATACTTACCCATCTAGAATTTGTAACATCATAAGTACCATTGAGTTTCTTTTTCATAGCTACATGAAAAGCCCTGAAAACATCATCAATGTAAACAAACTGTCTCCTCTCTTCCCCTGTAGTCATCATCTCAATTTTGCCTGTTCTAACAGCACTATAAACAAAATCGGATATTACGTGTGATCTTTTAGAGGGTTCTTCAAGAGTTCCATAAACATTCCACAATCTAAGGTAAGTACCACCAATTAGACTTGTCCACACTTCACCCAGTCTTTTAGTAACACCATATGCAGTATCTGGTTTCCCTGCAAGCTGACTAGATGCAAATAGAAAGGGAACTCTTGCTGTCTGAAGTTGTGGCATAATATTAGATAAAAGTTTGATATTCCAATTCAGTTGGTAAAGTTGGGTATCTTCCTCATACAAATATTTAGCCCCACCTACGTCCCACGCTAAGAAATAAACGGCTTCAACATCTTCTAAATCTAAGTATTCATAACGTAAGTCATAGTGTCCAGGATATTTTATATCTAATCCAACTACTTCCTTACCCATACTCTTTAAATAATTGCAGAAGGGTTTACCAATAAATCCTTCAGAGCCTAGCACTAATGTCTTCATATTTTATCAATCACATAAATAGAATTATATACATCAGTATGTATACACTTGTAATTTCTATTAACAAACCAAGTATCAATTTCTTCAACATTAGTAGTAGTCTCTATAATTATCATCTTAGGCAACCATTTTCTCCAAGAAAATCCATTAAGTACTTTCATCTCCGCACCTTCCACATCAATTACCAATAGGTCAAATTTGTGGGGTACTTTATACATCTTTAGTAGTTGATCTATAGTTATAACTGGTACTGTCATATGTCTATCGGGATTGTACTTCTTACCCCAACCAGTTGCTTTATCGGGTGTATATTCAGTAGTGCTACTGGGAAAATCTATATACTTGCCACCCTGTCTAACTCTAGGCCCAGTATATAACTGAACCTCTCCATCAAAATCACTAATAGCATAGTTAGCAACAACTACTTTATTATTCTTATGTACTTTTACACAACGTCTGGCTATCTTAGGAATAGGTTCTACATATAGTCCTTTCCATCCAGCCTCAGCAAGACCCCACGTATTAGAGAATGTATAACCATCATATGCACCAATCTCTACAAAGTAACCATTTGTTTTACCATCAAAGTATTTTTCATAGAAACTATTAATATTATCAATCTGGCAGGAGTTTGATACTTTATATGTCATTACTTCTCCTCTAATACATAAATAGAATTTACACCATCATATTGTACATGTTTATAATCTGTTTTTAAGAACCAATTAGTAATGGCATTGGTATGAAATGTTTTACCTGGGTCTACATTACCATAACAATCCTCTATGATAATCATTTTAGGTTGCCACAATTTCCATGAGAAACCAGCAAGTACTTTCAATTCTGCTCCTTCCACATCAACAACTAGTAAATCAAATTTATGGGGTACTTTATAAACAGTAAGTAGTGTATCTAATTTTCTAGCAGTAACTACTATAACTTGTTTAGGATCATATTTAAATCCCCAAGGAGAACGTTCCATAGTTTCTCTGTCAATAGTACAACTAGTATTATTAGGTTCTAACCAAAGTTCTGTTTCACCATCAAAATCAGATATAGCACATTCTGCAACAGCTACCAGATTTCTTTTATGTACTTCTTTACAACGTTCAGCAAGAAAATGGTTAGGTTCTACATACAAACCTTCCCACCCTGCTTCAGCTAACCCCCAAGTGTTTGACATATTATAACCATCAAAAGCACCTACTTCAACAAAATAACCATTAAGTTTGTCATTGAAATATATTCCATATAACTGATTTACATTTGCTAATTGACAATCTTGTGCTATTTTATATGTCATATTTTATCCTAAGTGTGCAAAGATTTTTGGAACAATATATTCCCAACTAAATTTCTGATGTATCTCTTCTAATTCGTCTTCATCTGGTGGAGTGGGTGTAAGTACTAGAATATCTTCTAATTGTTTTGTTATGTCACTATGCATATCCACAAATATACCATGTTTTCTATACCATCTATAAGTATCTAAAGCAGGTACAATTGGTACTGCCCCACAAACTAAACCTTCTACACCCATCATCTCAAAACCCTCA